CCTACACCAGGATTTGTATTTTCATGGGGCGCAGAAAATACGGGTGCTGCTGCCAAAGAAGTAGAAAGAATAAGAACAGGTACTAAAAGTTTATTAATCATTTTGTTTCACTCCATATGAATAATATGATGCAAATTCACATCATAAAATTATATAGACTTACTCCATAAAGCACCTTCCGCAATTCTTCTTCTCAATAATCCTTTCTCAACATTAGATCCTGGATTACGATAAAGTTTAAGTACTTCCGGAACTTTAGACCATTCCTTATTCTTTAAGACCCTTGTAATAGTATTGAAGTTAGAATGACCATAAAAATCTCCACCAAAATTATAAGCAAAGCAAAGTAAAGCCCCTCTTTGATTGCCATTCATCTCTCCCCAATATGGTATTTGTTTGAGTTTTGGAAGAAATTCCTTTTTCAATTGATGCTCAAATAATTCATCGGCATATTTTTGAGTGATGTTTCTACCAAGTTTAAATGGTTTCCCATCAAAATCTTTGGTACTTCCCCATCCTATTGTTATGGGCAATCCACCTGTGTGTGGATCATTATAGGCATATAAAAAACATCCTTCAAACTCTTTAATTAAATTAACACCAACCAACGGCAATTCATTATCAGTTGTGATCGGTGATTCTACTTTTTTGCTTCAAATATTCTACCCCATCCATCTGTTCCTTTAGGACACCATCTACGAGCAAGTTCAGACTTCTTATACACAGCACCCTTACCATTTGTTACTGGTCCAGTATAACCATCATTTAAAGAACCATATGGATCATTTACCACATAGTCTTCACCTTTCTTACCAATCACTACAAGCATGTGCCCACCAGTAGGTGCAGATAAAGAACCGCGATGAAGAATCCCGATAACAACAGGTCTCCCAGCGGCAAGCTCACGATCAAGATCAGCAAAAGTAAGATTGTAAGCAAAGTGTGACTTAACACCATAAGAGTCCAGAACTTTTGTCTGGACAGTGTGATTGGTTGTATCACCAACTGCAAATACTTTTTTAATATAGGCATCATCTCCCTTTACCCCTTGAAGAGTACCCGGTTTAAAATACTCTAGTGCCATTGCACATGAAGATGAATTACAGGTTCTATCTGCATCCCTATAATTATCAGTCTGAGGGAAGAAAGGAACATTTAATACAGATGAAACGGAAACAGGTGATACCTTATCTCTAAATTCCTTTACCCACGCAGAAGTATCTTCTAGTTCTTCTGGTATTTTTGCTTCAAGCACTTTCTCAAGTAATTCAACCCCAGCAACATGCTTAGGATTCTTCTCGTCAAAGTGTTTAAAAAAGTTATGGAGATCTATTTTCATTATACTTCTCCTATGTATTCTAATGAATAGACATCATGCTCTGAAATATTTGGATTCAACCATTCACTAAATTCGGATTGAATTGCATAAGCATCGTCAATATCATTTTCGGACAAATAACAAATTCTATCAATTGCCCAATCATGGCATTCTTTAAGTGTAATTTCAAGAGTAATCATAGTATTTAGAATCTGATAAGTTTGAATCCAATCTTACCATAGGTATTTTAGAAGTCAACCCTAAATACCGATAAAGACTGATATGAAATGGCAATACAATGGTGAAGAATTTGATGAAACACCCAAAAATATGGAAGGATTTGTTTATATTATTACTAATTTAACAAACAATAAAAAATATATTGGTAAAAAACACTTTTGGACAAGACAAAAAAACAAAAAAACAGGAAGAAGAAAAACTGAAGAATCTGATTGGAGAAATTACTTTGGTTCTTGTGATGAATTACATGAAGATATAAAAAAAATAGGTAAAGAACATTTCCGTAGAGAAATACTTTACCTATGTCCTCATAAGAAATCTATGAGTTATTATGAAACTTATGAACAATTTAATCGTAATGTGTTAATGAATGAAGAGTATTACAATACGAATATTGGTGGTACTTTTTATATGAGTGAATCTGAAAGGATTTATGGTATGGTTCTTAGGTCTTCTAATTATTAGATAAAGAATTATCTTCAACGGAGACAAACCTAGTCTAGCAATAAAAAGGGGGTCTTGTCAACCCCCCTGAGAATTATATTATAATCTTGTTAGGTTACTTATATGGACCACCAACATGTCTCATGGTTCCAAAGACACTTTTAGCACCTTTTTCTTTCTTTTCTCCTCTTCCTGACTTATGATATGATCTACGTTCATCAGTTTGACCACCAGGATTTGATACTAAAGATGCAGAATTTCTTTTATTTCTTTTTCTGATTTTTTGTAGTGGTGTTAATCCTTCATCTTCTCTTGCTTCATTTATATAATACTCAACAATATCATCCCAAGTATATTCAGAGAGATCATAACCTTCTTCTAAAAGGACATTTACCCAATTTGAAATATTTTCTGCAATAACCAAATTCTCATATTCATCAACAATTGAAGACATTGTTTGCGAATCCATTTCCATCATGATATAATTTGCTTCTTCTAAGTTGTCTGCATGACCACGATTAATTAAATACTCTAAAATAATTTCATATGATTCCTTTTGAGTTTTTGCCGATGCCTCTAATGACTGTTGTGCTCTTTTACGCTGTCTTTCTTTTTCTGCATCAATTGCAGTATCAACAGACTTTGTATCAATTTGAGCACTTGCAGATCCCTGGGTTGGTGTTTGATTTTGTTTTTCTCCAACTTTTGGTTTATCTAATTCTGGTAAATTTAATTTTTGAATATCTTCATATCCAGATTGACCTGGCTTTACTTTTGCCGCAAGATTTGGATAAAGTCTTGCCCAAGTCTGCATATCAGTTTCTCCTGATTTGGTAGCAGGTTGGGGTTTAGTGGCAGATTGGGATTTAGAAGTGGAACCACTTCCTGCCCCAGTAGATCTACCAGAAGAAGATGATGTAGAAGTGGATGATTTTGTAGACTGTGATCCAGCAGAGGAACCACTTCCTGCCCCAGTAGATCTACCAGAAGATGATGTAGTAGTGGATGGTTCTGTTGACTGTGCAGATTTAGAAGATCCAGAACCTGCCATCTTAGCACCAATAAATCCACCAGCAGCACCTAATCCAAGTACTGCGGCACCTTTACCTACTTTCTGAAGTGCTGGTTTTGCCTTTGTTGCAATATCTTTTACTTTTTGTGTAACTTGTCCAACTTTTGCTTTTGTGAGCAATTCTGCAGATTGTTTTGCAGACATTGATTTTCCACCATCAATTGGTGATTTGGTCTTACTATAACCACCAACATTCCCTTTTCTTGCTTCTCTCTGAGCAAGTCTTTGCATTGCTGCTCTGGTCTTTTCTGGATTTGCCGAAGTTGCTAACTTTTTAGTAACTGCTGATCTAGCAGGTTTTGAGGCGACTCTTCCCGCAAGACCAGCAGCACCCTTAGCAACTTTTCCAATTAATGAACCCAATCCTTCATCAATACAATGATCAAAAATTTCTAACTGTTCTTGAATATATTCATCTGAGATTGTACTTTCAAAAAGAATATTTTCATCAAAAGTTAAATACTTTTCTAAAATATCTTGAGTTGATGAATCTGCTAAGAATCCAATGATAGCACTTGCACTATAACCCTCATATATCATTGCCGTCGAAATAGTAGAAAGAATATCTTCTACTAGATATGACATTTCAGCATCATAGTGATCAGAATTTTCATTTAGAAAATCCTGATCTTGAATATTCATTTCCTCATACAAATATCCAACACTATGAATAAAATCTGGCGAAATACTTGACATGGTTATAGATAATACCTTTATTTAAAGATATTTATAAAAATCACTTACCTGGTTTGAATTTTACTCCGAGTGCTTTATTGCGAGCAGTATCAGATTGTCTGGCCTTTGTCAGTGCTTGTTGTGCTTTTGCAGTATCATGTTTTTTATAAGCACCAGCAAATAAAGTTCTACCAACTCTTTCTAATGGATTGGACGATGTTTTTGCAAGTGATTGAGCACTTGGTCCTGCCTTATAAACTGCTTGTCCACCTTTATATGCAAGATGTCCGGCAACAGATTGACCACCTCTTTGAACTACGCCAGTTTTAGCAAGTTGAACAGTTTTTCTTTGTGATCCAACTCCTGTCGTCATTGTGTTCTTTTTGGTATCAAAAGATGTTGGTCCACCAATTCCTTTAATTGAGGTTCCTGCTTGACGCTGACGATTTGCAGTTGCCATTGCCTTTCTTTCTTTGGCATTTGCTCCAGCGGCAACATCAAAAGCCTTAGATGCTGCCATTGCACCTCCAGTTGCTCCAGCAACTGATCCAACAGGACCAGCAACTGATCCTGCAGCACCACCTAAAGCACCTCCAGCGGCGACTGCAGCACCCTTTGCCAATGATCTTGCCCATCCAGATCCTTTTGACTTTTCATCGGCAACATCCAGAGCAGCAGATGCTGGTCCAACTAATTTACCAGCAACTCTTCCAACTTTTCCAAGCCCTGATGGAACTTTAATCTTTGGTCCAGAAGGTGGTTTTCCTGCCGATAATGTAGGAGTAGTTTGTTTTGCTGCTGGAGGAAGTGCTAATTGCTTTTTCGATCCTTCCAATCCTTTAGGAGTGGGTACATTTAAATCAGTTTTAATTTTTTGGATAGGTTTTGTTGATAACCCAGTTGAAGATCTAACTGCAAGATCACCACCCTTTGGTGAGGGTGGTAATGCTTTTGTAGTTGGTGGATTAGAAGTTTGTCTAATTACTTGCTGACCAGGAGAAGTTTTTGGTGATTCTGGAGCTGCTGCAGGGAGACGCTTTGTTGCCTTTACAGGTTCGGTTGCAACAAAAGGAGTTTTTCCACCACTAAAGTTTTGTGGTTTCCCACTCTTGGTAAACAATGATCCTTGTCTTGCTTCTCCAGCATTTCTAAATTTTGCACCAGAAATTTTAGTTGTTTTTGGCTCAGGAATTTCTAATTGTCCAGGTGAAGTTTTGGGTGCCTCAGAAGATCCTGCAGGTAATCTTTTAGATGCTGGCAATGGTGTTGGATCTGTAGCAGTAAATGGAACTTTTTTGGGATTCCTAAAATCTTGTGGTTTACCACTACGAGTCATTAAAGAACCTTGTCTTGCTTCTTCTTCTTTTAAAAACTGACTAAAAGACTTCATCTTCTTTCTACTTTTTTAGTTATTTATAAAAAAAGAGGGTTGGTTAGACCCTCTAGTGTACCAGTTTGAGAAATAGTCTCAATCTTCTTTATTAATAAACTTTCTTATTCTTTCTTCTCTTTCTTTTTTTGCTTGTTCATGTGATTTGGAATAATCGTGTCCAAAATCTCCACCACCAGATGGTCTTCCTTCACGCTTTCTTTGTGCTGCAAGACGCTTTTCTCTTCTTGCTCTTTGATCGGCAAGAGAATCTGCTTCAATAATACTCTGTCTCCATTCTTCACTCATATTTGCCATAATAGTGAGTGCTGATTCTTCACTATCTGCATAACCCTCATCAATAAGATATCCCATTACAACATCAAATGGATCAAAATCTTGATTCAATACTCTTGCTCGCGCTCCACCTTGAGGACCACCTGCTTTAAGTGCTTGTGCTCTTGCACTTAATTTTGGACCGCTAGATGGTGCTGCCATTGAAGGGGCAGATGGCATCCCAGTCATTAATTGATTTACTGGTCTTGCGGGTGCAGAAATTGGAGCATTTTGTGTTGGAGCACCAGCAACAGGTCGTACTGCATTTGTTGGAAGAGGTGTTCCTACAGGTCTAACTCCAGTTACACCAGCATAAGATGTATTTGTAGATGGTGCAGGTTTTGTCGCTACAGTTGGTCTAGCAGCAGGTCTAGAGACAGCAGAAGCAGAGGAAGAAGGTCTAGAAACAGAAGGTCTAGAGGCAGCAGGAGCAGCAGCAGAGGGTCTAGAAGGAGCAACTCCAGGTCTTTGGAAGATAGGAGACATTCCAGGATTCACTGGTCTATTATTGACTCTAAAACCACCCTGCCCAATAGAAAGTCCACGAAGATTTTGTGGTGCTGGTTTTGATGCAGTTCTTGCAGATTGTGCTTGTCTTTGCCTAATTAAGTCAGCCGCGGTTACACTACTTGAAGTACTACCAGCGTATTCATTCAGATACTCTTCGTACATATCTTCCCAGGTATACTCACTCAGGTCATAACCTTCTTCTACAAATGAGTTTACCCAGTTTTCAAAATCTTCTTGAATTTGCTCTTCGGTAAGTTCAATTTCTTCAGTGGTATAAACTGATGCATATGCTTCCATCAATTCATATGCATCAGATCCAGTAATTCTAGACATTTTTTTCTTTTATTTTTTCTATTTTTATTTATAAAAAGGAGGTCCCTAAAGACCTCCCCTATTTAACCATTCTTTTTCATAATCATAATCACCAAACAAAAACTCGTCGCTTTCTGCTGCCTGTTTGTATGCGTTCAGGATTTCCTGTTCGCACCATTCATCATAGTTGGAATCCTGAGAAAGTATCTTTGGTAACATCTTGCTTGATTCCTCCTACGATATATGACTCGACTTCCGTTTCTTGTGGAGCAACCTGAAGTCCCTTAGAGGAAATCCAATGTTCTGTCCACGGAAGTGGATTATTCTTTGCTGGAATATCATAAAGAGGTTTCAACCCGATTGCCTTCATTCTACGATTCGCAATCCATTCAACATACTGCTGTAACAGTTTGTCATTTAGACCAATCATAGAACCGTCCTTGAACAGATACTCTGCCCAAAGTTTTTCTTGATTGACGGCATTCTCAAAGGTCTTATAAACCCACTGTTCTTCTTCCTTACAAATTCTTGCCATCTCAGGATCATCACCTTCTTTCCATTTGTTTAGAATGTTTTGAGTAATAACAAGATGTTGATTTTCATCTCTGGCGATTAGTGAGATGATTTTTGCACTTCCTTCCATAAGCTTGAGTTCGCCAAATGCAAAACTACAAGCAAAACTGACATAAAAGCGAATACCTTCAAGAATATTAACATTTGCAACTGCTCTGAACAGTTTGCGTTTGAGTTCATATCTTTCTCCTAGTGCTTGTGGAACTTGTTCTTGGGCATATTTCCAAAGTTCAGTTGTTCCATAATGTTGGGCACTATTAATAAAATCATTATACGCCTCAGTAACACTGATGGCACGTTCCATAATACGATCATCTTTTAGAATCGTATCAAAGACTTCAGATGGATCTGAATAAACATTTTTGATAATATAAGTATAAGAACGGGAATGGATCATCTCCATAAACTCCCAAACCTTCATACACGCTTCCAGTTCAGGAAGAGAACAGTAAGGCGCGAATGCCATACCAGGACCTCTTCCCTGAACAGAATCAAGCATAACCTGATACTTCAGGTTGCTTGTAAAGATATGCTTTTGTTCTGGACGGAGAGATTGATAATCTCC